TATCTCTGGTTGTTTAACTTCTGGTATGGATGGTAGAACATATGTAAATCTAATAACCACTTCTCCAACTTTAAGTATAGAAGTAACAGGGAACCTTCCATTATATACACTAGATGATACATTATTAATGAATACTTCTGAACCAACTGCTAGATCTTTGATACCATTATACATGGTAACAGTTGCTATTTTAGAATCAGTTCCTGATATTTGATTAATTTTAGTGTTTATTGCTTGAATATAATTTCCATTAGTTCTCCATGTATTAGGAGTTTCTAATCCACCAGGTAATACAATACCACCTCTAGAGTTTTTAATTTCTACTGTTTCATAATGATGAACACCTGAGTGTAATTCATCATAGGTTCCATACTTTTCAAGAAGAACTTCATCTAATGAGGACTGAGGTAATGGCCATTCAGATTGTATGTTTTGTATGTTATTAGATAAAAGAATTACCCAGTCTAAAGATGAGTCATTATATTCTTGGAAGGCAATGTTGTCTGGTCTTTCATCACCAATGATCTTATACTTAGTGAAGAAGTTTAAGTTCTCTAGAATGTCAGGACGAATTTGTCCTCTTTTAAATAAATTTTTGACAGTAATGTAGTTGGAAATATCTGCATTCCCTTTAGTCCTATTGACATACTCAAAGTTTGGTACTTGTTTAAAATAAGAATTTGTCATTGTTAGAATCCCATATCGTTAGTATCATTATCAAAATCTTCTGCATATATTGGATTGAGTTCTCCAAAATTCATAGTGACTTGGTAAGAAGTCATTGAACCATCATCATATGTCATGTATGATCCATCAGGAGTGTACTCAACATCAAAGGATCTAAGAGCACAAGTCTTAATTTTATTTAAGAATGGATGTTGACGTCCATTTTTGAAAAAGTATTTTAACTTGAATACATTAGGAGTCTTTAAAAACATTCTTCCCTTTTCTCTGATGGGAGCCATATTTTTCTTAAGGAATTTGATAATTCTTCTAACTTCCCTTGCTTCTCTTTCTTCTCTTGGTGTAAACTTGTAGGTATAGTTAAAAGATCTTAGATTGGGACCATTGAAAAGAAGTTCTAGGTTAGGATTCAATATCTTACCACTTCCACGTGTGAAGAGACCCCTATTTCCTACTGCTTCTGCTGCAAAGTAAGATGCAATATCATTCTTATTAATAGAAGCACCCATGTCTTCTAATTCTTTAATTCCTCTTTCCATCATTGCTTTGGGACTCAATTCTGCAATACCTGTTTGAGCTACTCTAAAAGCTGCACCTTGAATTGCATTTACTTCATTGTCACCATATCCAACTGATGTACTATCTCTTAATCCTGGTTGCATAGGAAGAAATACTCTCCCAACACTAGGACCCACTCTATCATCTGCATCAGAAAATCCTGCTCCAGCAGTAGTTTCAAATGTATTTGGCACATGTTTATGTGCTGATACTTGGAGGTAGTCAAACTTTACTCTATGACTTTCATTCAGAGGATATCTACCTACAAATTTACCTGAACTTCTTGATGTTGATCTATTGTTAGCATCCTGATTGATGGGAGTAGGACTCCATAACTTTGTAGATTCTATAGTTGAATCAGAACTTTGGTTCTGTCCAGCATTTCCTGTTGCTTTTTTAAATACTTCTTTATATGTTTTATCTGTTAATGCTTTAGCCATCCATTCATCACTTGCTCCTAACTTACCCAGAAAGTTAGAACCATAATCTAAATTATATATTTTTGCATAATCTATTTCATCTAATGCACTATTATAATAACTTCCAGCAACTTCCTTCTCTGTTTGAGTAAGAGCTGCTCCTGTAGGAGTTCTTACTACAGTAGCAGTAGTCTCATCTGTCTTGGTGACAAAAGATTTACCATCTATTAAAAATTGTGAGCTAGTGACGGACATTAATATCTTTTTAGTTATTTAGTCTTAAACTTTGCATAAGAAAGTGAACGCATATATTCTATCTCATCATTCTGTATGACATGTAGGTTCCCTACTATCTCATTCCATGTATAGTTTCTTGATGTTCCCCAATGAAAGTTGAGTCCTTGGAATCCCCACCTATCCACAAAGGTAACAGCAACTAGTGGGAACTCATCAAATACACCAGGAGTTTTAGCATTATATACAAAGGTATAATAGTTACCTGCATCAGGAACTATTTCTGTTTCACTAAACACTTCCATGATGCTCATCATAATATCATCAGCATCATCTAGTTCTCCAATTTTATCTTGAAGTTCTTCTGTTCTTTCTGACATTATTTGATACCTAATTCATCTTCTGTGATTAGTTTGAATTCAATTCTTC